TTGATTGTGCGTGTGCGTTAGCGATGTTTGTTATGTTGCCGTTTCTGTTGATTTTTAAATCTGGTTTTCTCGTGTTTGGTATGATATGTCTCGCTCTAGCGGCGGCATTTGTTACAGTGTTGTGGATAACTGCCGAAGTAATACGAGAAAGGTGAAAAATGACTTTAAATATTCGATGTAAGTTAGGTATTCACAACTATGTACAGTACCTTTCATCAGAAGGCGTTATACAATCTCAGGGGTGTGTCAGTTGGCACAATTATGGCGATATGACGTGTCTTCGCTGTTCAAAGATTAGAAGAGGGTGATAAACAACGGAACTTAAAAATGCCACGCTCGATGAAATCAAAGAAGAACTAATAGAACGTTACAGAAAAACTGGAGATAACAGAATCAGCATTTGGTTAGGGGATACTAAAGAAGAAAACAGCGTAGAGATTGACTTGCATCCTGAGAAATGGGAGATTAGCGATCAATCATCTAACCCTTCAAACGCACCGTTGAACTCATCAAACCGATCAAAATAAAGCCGATAAACCCCAGAATACCAAATCGTAAGCGCAGACCTCACATACTCGTCCCCTATATCGGCAATGTATCCTTCGATGTCTGTCAGATCAACACCGATAGTGGCCAGTATAGAGGCTTGATAATCCGCGTTATACATAGGCTCATCAAACCGTATAGAGCTCCAATGGGTATGACCTTCCAATTCCCTTTCAATCTTATACAACTGATGAGCGATCCTCATAATGAGGGTGTGATCGGGAAGGTGCTGTGTCATTGAGAGGAAAGGTATCATGTTGCTAAACGTTACCAGTGTCCTATAGTAGAATGGTTGACGCAGAGCGTATATAAAAGATTCTAGTTAACCAAGGTTAACAGCGTAACAACGTAACAGAGTCAAGCGGAGCGGAGCCGCGAATGCAATGAGTGGCGAAGCGGAGCGTCCCCCTCGATACTACTATGTTCTCATCCTGCCGCCAGTTATCACCCACGAACGACATTTAGCACAAAGAGATGTTTCATCAACGGATAAATCTGAGCAGCACCAATCGCATATCGTCTTTTTAGGTGGTTCTTTCATTTCGCTTGATATATGCGCTCCGATGATACTTATAACCCGCTAAAACTAGCTTTATTTATATATTATGTTTTAAAAATTAAGTAGTGTAGATATAGCGTAGCTTTTAAGGAATTTAAAGTTTTAGGAGATTCTTTTTGACAACCAAACACTTACGCGATGAAATAGTGCCGCTCTCTATGCTAAAGCCGCATCCGAAAAATCCGCGTAGGCATTCCCCTGATTATATAAAACGCATAGAACGTTCAATAAATGCATTTGACAAAACAAATCCGATCATAGTTACTCCCGATTATACCATCATAGCAGGTCACGCTCGTTTAATCGCCGCACAACAATTAGGCTTAACAGACTTCCCCGTTCGTATCTTTGATTTTACTAAGGAAGAAGCAGAAGCCTACATGATTGCGGATAACAAACTTGCGGAAGGCAGTGAGTGGATTGATTCTATTCTGGTTGATTTGTTTAGTGAACTTGAGTTAAAACAGTTTGACCTCGAGCTGACGGGTTATGATACTTCGGAGATCAGCAGTTTACGGTATGCGGCGGGTGAGCCGATAGAAGAAGATTTCGATGTCGATGCTGCGTTGAGTGAGGTAGAGGGCCGAGCGATCCGAGGCGACGTATGGCAGTTAGGTAAGCATAGGCTGATGTGCGGAGATTGCACGACAATCTCCGCTGTTAACAACTTAATAAACGGCGAGAAAATAGGGATGATTCTAACCGACCCCCCCTATTGCTCAGGTGGGTTTCAAGAAGCAGGCAAGGCGTCAGGATCTGTAGGAACACGTGGCACAGAGATGGTGGCAAACGACACACTCTCCACGCGCGGCTACCAAGCATTAATGAAGCAAGCATTGTCAGCGTGTCAATGCGGCATCTGTTATATATTCACAGATTGGAGGATGTGGATCAATCTGTTTGATTTAGTCGAATCCTGTGGTTTCGGTGTTCGCAATATGATTGTGTGGGATAAAGGAACACCAGGAATGGGTGCAGGATGGAGGATGCAACACGAATTAATAATGTGCGCTATTAAAGTTAAGTCCCCTTTTAACCCCAAAAAGGCAGTGGGAAACGTCATCCAATGCAAGAGAACGGGGAACATCAACCACCCCACAGAAAAGCCAGTGGAGTTATTGGCAAAAGTTATAGATGTCACTGATATGGTGCGCACCGTTTATGATCCATTTTGCGGCTCGGGTTCCACACTTATAGCCTGTGAACAAACAGGCCGCACTTGCTACATGATGGAAATTGACCCGCACTATTGTGATGTAATACTCAAACGCTGGGAAGATTACACCGGAAACACTGCAGAGGTGATAACACGCCAGGCGGACGACCTTCAAAACTAACCCCCCAAATAAAAGAACGACTAATCGCAGCAGGCCAGCGGGGGACTACCATACAAGACGCATGTAGAGTAGCGGGCATAGGAACTACTACTTTTTATCGTTGGGAAGCAAAGGCAAAAGCCCAGAAGTCCGGCGAATATAGGGAGTTATGGGATGATTTTGAGCAGGCCAGAGCAGAATGTGTGCTGATTAACCTCGACACCGTTATAAAAGCCTCTAAAGAAGACGGAGACTGGCGTGCTGCCGCTTGGCTCTTACCACGGTTACGTCCTGAAGAGTATGGTGATAAAGCAACTGTAAAGGCAGAACATTCAGGCGAAATTAAGATAACTATTAACCCAAAGGTGAAGCCTTGATTGCGGCTTCTGATTATGCCCCCCAAGAGATCGACCTTTCTGAGTGGCCGCAACCTTCTTTTGCACCCGTCTTTACTTCACGAGCCCGTTACCTGCTAATATACGGCTCAGCAGGAGCAGGCAAATCATGGAGCGTTGCACAGAAACTCCTTATCAGGGCGCTTATCTATCCACATAGCCGCATCATAGCAATACGCAAATACGGCCCATCGTTACGCATAACATCATTCAAACTATTCTGTGATCTCATTGACGAGAAGCACCTTCCGTGCACGATTAATAAAACCGATATGAGTATCCACTTCCCTAACGGCTCTTCTATACAATGTATTCCCATCGTCAACACAGCATCAGGTGAGGCCGCAGACCGTATCAAGTCCCTCACAGATGTCACCGATATGTGGATTGAAGAACCCACGGAAATAAGACAACAAGAGTTTGAGATGATACGACTCCGCTTAAGAGGGCAGGAACTCAAGGACAATTATAGGCAGTTACTCCTTACCTTTAATCCCATAGATCAGAACCATTGGATCAATCACTACTTCTTCTTAGAGCAGGCACAACGCGAAGACGTAGAGGTTCAGCACTACACGTATAAGGACAACCTTTTCTTAGATGCTGAATATGTAAAATCACTCGAGCAACTCATTGACGTTGACGCCAACCTCCACAAGATATACACCCTGGGTGAGTGGGGTGCTTTAGAAAACCAGGTATATACGAACTGGACGCAGGAACTCTTTGACTATGATTATAACTATTTCGATGCCGTTATAGCAGGGGCGGACTTTGGCTTTGAGAATCCCTGTGCGTTTGTGCTTATTGGAATCAAAGAGAGGACACTGTATATCATTGATGAGCTCTACATGCGGGGCGTCCTCACGTCTGATTTTATTGCGGCCATTAAAGAAAAACTGAAAGAACATATTCCTGATGTAGGACTGCATCGGTTGAGCCCCATTTATTGCGACTCAGCAGAACCCGCAAGAATCTTAGAAATGAAAGGTGCGGATCTCAACGTGTATCCGGCCAAAAAAGATGTGCTCGACGGGATCAACGCAGTAAGGCAATATAAGATTATTATTCATCCAAGGGCCATCAACTTCGCTAAGGAGATCCACGGCTATACGCGACAGAAGGACATGAACGATAATATCATGGAACTACCGGACAAGAAGAAAGGTTTTGACCATATCATGGATGCGACTCGGTATAGCGTATATACATGGACGCGTAAGCGTGGTCGTGCTGGTAGAGTCATAATGCCTAGATCGTAGGGAATAACAAATGAACGACTCTAGAGGCTGTAAACACTGGTGCACACTTTCCGAGTGGTGCCATAGCTGCAAGGCGCAAGGCGCACGCAATAAAAGAACGATTCAATATACTGAACATAAAAGCCGGTATGCACGGCGCAATTTTGAAGGTAAATAAATGCCGAAGAAAGATAAGATAACAAAGGCTGCCGTTCCAGGGTTAAGCCCCTCTGACTTCCCCACCCTCGACTCGCAAGGCCCACCCATTAAGCAATCAGACATTAATTATTTTAGCGAGTATGGCGTTTCAGGCCTCTTCAGAATGGGGCCATTCGTGTGGGAAGAGTGGCTACCAGAACTCCAACAGCAGAAAGGAGTCCGCATATATAAAGAGATGCGAGATAATGACGCCATTGTTTCAGCTATCTTTTATGCCTTAGAGATGATTTGCCGCTCAGTTGACTGGGACTTTGAAGTAGGAGGCCCCACACCACAAGACGAAGAGTCCGCCGAGTTCTTTAGGACTTGTCTATTCTCTGACATGCAAACTAACTGGGAAGACACACTCTCAGAAATCTTATCAATGTTCATCTTCGGCTGGTCATGGTTTGAACTCGTCTACAAAAAGAGGGAAGGCCCACATCCAGAAGACCCAACGCTTGACTCTAACTACGACGATGGCCGTATAGGCTGGAGAAAGTGGGGCATACGCACTCAGGAGTCATTATTGAGGTGGGACTTCGACCCTTCCGGTGGCGTCCTTGCTATGGTTCAACTCGCTCCTCCGTATTACCGCATAACTGAGATCCCTATGGAGAAGTCTCTTTTATTCAGACTCAAGCCACGTAAAGGGAATCCCGAAGGAACTAGTATGCTACGTGGTGCTTATCGTAGTTGGTATCTCAAGAAAAACATCGAGGACATCGAGGCCATAGGCGTAGAGCGTGACCTCGCAGGTATCCCTATCATGCGCGTTCCCGAGTCAGTCCTACTAGGTAGTGACTCAGGCGCCGTAACCGCACGAGAGTATTATAAATCAGTTATCACGAACGTCCATCGCAACCAGGATGAGGGTATAATCCTCCCATCCACAAACTACGCCACAGAAGACGGCGGTGGCCTTATGTATGACATCCAACTATTAGGCCCATCATCACAACGGCAGTTCATGACGGATCAAATCATTAACAGATATAATAAGATGATCGCCATGACAGTCCTGGCTGACTTCCTTATGCTCGGCCAAGACCAAACAGGCTCATATGCGTTAGCAGAAACGCGCAATAACATATTCTCCTTGAGCATAACGGCCATCCTCGATAGTGTAGCAGACGTGATAAACAGTTACGCTATACCGCGCCTCGCTCGTTTAAACGCTGACATCAATCCCGAAACGTTACCTAAGCTTACACACGGCGATGTAGCATCAAGCGCAGGTGCAGACCTCGCACTCGCAATCTCCAACCTTGCACGCGGTGGAGTCACAATTCCTGACACTGTAGACTTTAGAAACAAGATCTGGGACATCTTACATCTCCCCAAAGAGTCCGAAGAGGAGGCTGAAGTACAGCGGCCTGAAGTGGATTCTATGCTTCCTGGTGCAACGGCTGAAGGTGGGACAGTGCTGGCGGGTGGGCAGAATGAGGAAACACCGGCTACTAAACCGTATGGAAGTAAGGTGTAAAATGACAGTCTGTGAAATATGTAAAGAAAAGTATCCCGAACTTTATAACACATGCAACCCTCATGACGATGATTGCCACATAGTATCGGTCGCAGAATCGGTTTTATGTGAAAAAGAAGAAGAATGATAGACACTATAATCTGCGGTGACTGTTACGATGTGCTATCAGGATTTAAAAATAAAGAGATAGACGTGGTAATCACAGACCCGCCTTACGGAATCAATGTCACGACTAAGAAGCATAATTGGATAGGCGGGGGTTGGGGGCCAAACCAGTTAACTAGTACAGTTAATCGGTATAAACCCGTAATAAATGACGATGTAACCCTAAACTTAAATGAGTTATTACGGGTATCAAAGAATCAAATAATCTTTGGAGGGCAATACTTTGATTTACCAACATCTCGCGGCTGGATAGTATGGGATAAAAAGACTAAAAATGGGTGGGATAATGATTTTAGCGACGGCGAGTTAATGTGGACGTCGTTTAATAAACGCCTTAAAATATTCCGTTTTATGTATATGGGCTGCATCCAAGAAGGTAAGCGCGAGCGCCGCGAACACCCCACGCAAAAACCAGTTGCCCTCATGCGCTGGATAGTTGAGAACTATACGAATGAAGGTGATTTAGTATTAGACCCGTTCGCAGGGGTGGGTTCAACGCTTATAGCGTGTAAACAACTCGATAGGCGATATATAGGCATCGAAATTGATAATGATTACTGCACTATTGCCGAAAGGCGATTAAACGAGGTGCTATAACATGACTCCACAAGAACAAGAAGAACTCATGCGTTTACGGGCTGACATTAAAGCGATTAGAAAAGAGCTGAAGATGCACATACAAAACTGTCCTTACAGCTCTATACAGGTACTTAAATGAAAGAAGATGACGTTGTTGAACAAACTGAATCTATGGAATCTAACGAAGATGT